ACACACAACTTGACCTGTTCAAAAAATAAACAAAAAAGGGGCCCGGGAATCCCCGGGCCCCAAAGACTGAACACCAAAGGTGTCAGTCAGCACAGTTACATCAAGTAGAAACTGTGCTAGGCTCCTCCGGAGCCACCTCGACGACCTCCTCTACAACCTCATCGGCCTCTCGACGTCGCTGAAGCTCCTTATCAACACGGCGATCCCCAACAATCGCCAAACCAAGCTTCTGCAAATCCTCTACAGAAGCACCGGACTCTAAATAGTCCATAAAAAGCGAAGCATCGTTTCTAAACTCGCTACGCACATCCGCTGGCAAACCAGCAAAATACTCATCAACCTTCCGGACCTGCTCGATAATCGAACGATAATCGCCCAGCGCCGAAACATCCACAAACTGCGGGATACCACCCGCAAGATGAGAAATCAACCCCGTCTCCGCAAAACGCGAGACAATCAAATTAACGTCGCATTCATCCTTCATAGACTGCTTCGCCTTACCGTCTCCGCTACAGTCAGCAGGCGAATACGACCTACCATACATAGACATCATCGACCTCCAATAGGATTAAAGAAACCACGACCGCCAAGAACCATCTGGCGTATGCGGTCGATAAACGCACCCGTTCTCCCAAGCTGCGTACCAGAAACACGCGCCGAATTAACCAACGCCGGAATCTGCAAAGTCAAAATATTCGCCTGCAGTTCCTTAAGAACCTGATCACGCTCCAAAACCTGCACGTTCGCAGCCTCACGTGCAGAAGCATTCGCCGCTAAACGCGCTTGATTATACATCAATTCACGAGACGAAGCCATCGACTTAAGCTCAGACTTCAAACGCAAAGCATCCTTCGCACCAGACGCCGCAGCCTCAACCTCATTATCCATACGCGCAGTAGCGCCACCAGGAGAAGAAGCACCACCTTGCTGATAAGCAAGCAACGGATTCAAACCAGCCTTACGCATATCAGCCATACTACGCTGATATGCAGTAGAAGACATACGTTCCTGAAAAGCCATCTGCTCCCGAGCCATCTCACGATTCTGCTCGTTAGTCCGCTTCTGCCCGAAAAAACCGAGCATAGCGGAACCAGCACCAAGGGCAAGACCCGCCAACGCAGGCAACGGCATCAGAAATGATCAATCAAACCAGGAACACCGTACAACGGCATAGGCCGAGCACACTTCAAAGAAAAAAACGAATCAAACAAAAACTGCGGCTCCGTCGGAACCGCAATCACACGATCTAAAATCTCGCCCGTACTATCACTAATAAAAGCGGGACTCAACGTCGGCGCAGGTGAAAAATCCTGCGACAAATGCCAAATATCCAACGTACCGGCAGCATTCGACCGGAACAAACCGGAAATCAACGACTGCTTATACCGGTACTCAGCGTAACGCTCCTGATAACCGAATACTAAATCGTCCTCAGCAGGAGTACCGCTCACAAAAATCTCCTTCTGCAACACCGCCTGCTCACCAATATGAGCCAACGCCGGCCAAAAGTAATCATAACGCGTCTGACGACTCCACATCCGCTCAACACCTTGCGAATACGTCAAATCAGCACGAACCGAAACCAACCCGAGCAATACACCATGCTCGGTAAACGACTTAACAAAACCGTGATTATTAAAAGAGGCCGTACCATAACCGGCCAAATCACCCTGATCGGCTGTCGCCGTATCCGAAGTATTCGGCACAGGGTGAATATTCACAGGAGTCGAACCGCCGCCTAAATACTCTGGACGCTGTAAACGAGCGTCCGGCGACGTAACACCAAAATGGGACTTAATAATCTCCGTATAACGCGTCCCACCTCGCGCATCGCGCTCAAGCAACTTCTGAATCTGAAACGACTGTCGGAGCTCGTTAATACTCGCCGAAGTCGCAGAAGCCAAATCAGCATAAATCAACGGTAACCCAGACGTTGCTGCGCTTCCCTCAACAAACAAACCCCGACCAGCCAGGTCGGGATCCACTTCCTCCGCGAACGCATACGTATCCGCACCCCCCGTCTCAAACACACCTTGAGCCGTCAAACCAAACGCCTGATCCTCGGTACCTAAACCGATAACCGGCGCCAACGTGCCTAACGGCAACGGAACACTCACTCCCTTCTGCGGCGCCGGCAAACACGACGTGAAATAATCATGCCGCTTACCACGCGGCCTGATCGGATAATCACCTATCGTATCCGGACCATCATCCACATCGATCACAGCAGACAACTGAATATTCTGATCACGAAACCACTCGTTATAAATCAGATTATACGCACGATAATGCAACGAGTTAAAATCATAACCCGCAGGAGGACCACCATCAGCTGGTAAACCGAAGTAATCTCCTATAGTACCAACACCCGGCCTATTCGCCACAATCTGCGGCACCGTAAAAGAAATACTATCACCAGGGTTCGCCTGCTCACCATTAAACTTCTGCCAATTCGTCCACAACAGACGATTCGGCACGAAAAAGAAAAAAGTCTCCATGTACATATTGTCCATCAACGGCTTCAACGGCGTCGCCAAACGTGCAAACGCCGACATACTCAAATTAAACGTATCACCTGGCAAAGCCTCATCCACATAAATCGGGATCAACAACGCCGCATCAAACGTCGTCTTGTGACCAAACGACCTATCAAAGCGAGACCTCTGAATATTCGCCTTCGGCACCTCGCTAAACTTATGGGACATCACAGTGCGCTGCTTCATGAAACCGCCTCAATACCTGACTGCGGCCTCTCAAGATACTGCAACGCAACACCCAAAGAATCCGGCGTAGACAACGCCTCCAAAAGACCCTTACCCGGGTCATAAAAACCAATATGAAACAACGTGTAATCATCGGCATGCCGATGAAACCCATGACTTTCGTCATTACACGCATCAACAAAAACACGAATGGCCTGGCCCTTCGTGTCAAAAAAAATCGGCGCTAAAAACGCCTCCGCAGCGGCATCATATACCGCAAAAACAAGCATCTTCATAACTCACGACCTCCATAAAGGGAAAGCATAGCTTCTGCACACACCTCGCGAACACGCAAACGTGCGGGAGTCTCATCCACCCGAGAACGAGCACGATCACGCTTCCGACATACAATCTGCGCCTCCTCCGGCGACGCAGCAGCTAACAACCTATCATAAAACCTCGGTGGCTTACACGACCTACCACGCACTATAACTTCATCGGATGGATACACATCATCCGAATACAAATCAAACCAAGCGGCACCGATCCCGGGCCGCCGCGACATAGTCGCAAACTCCGGCAGACGCGAGCCCAGCTCACCCGTCTCCGGATCAACACACTGGTAATGCGCTTCCGCAGCCTTACCAGTGACCTTCTTAACACAATAACGCGCCACATACGCGGCGCTCTCAAACGTCAGAGAACCAATCTCTGACTGACCATAACTCCAAACCGACTCCAGCAAAGGAGATCGGAAAACATCGTGGCCACCACGCGTGGACCACAAAACCTTATCGGGAAAGTCCCAGCCGAATAAACACGCATGATAATGCGGACGGCCGAACTGCTCGCCATACTCGCCACAACCAAAAAAACGGACCTTCCCTACGCGCTTTCTCAAGCGCTTAAAAAACTTCTGCCAATCGTCCATCAACAAGGACCCAAAACGGGGCACATGCCCCTCATCATACGTCAACGTAATGAAACAATTCACATCATGAAGCTGAGCTTCATGCATACAACGAACGGCCCACTGACGGGACCGTTCCAAACGGCAGCCAATACACTGCCCACAAGGCACCGTCATAGGCAAGCCAATAGACAAGTGCCTAGAAAAAACAAGACCCCCCGTAGGAGAACGAAAACCTACGAGGGGCCTAAAACACGGCATCCCTTTATAAACGGATGCCACCACGCATCGCACGACCAGAAACGTTCTTGCGATGCACACGAGTAGCGCCCTTAGTAAACTGGCGCTTACTCTTCTTACGATTAATCTTCCGTCGAAAAGCCATATTAAACCTCCATCAAAAGAAACAATAAGTAGAGTAACACTCTACTTCACAATCCGCAAGAGGTCATGTCAAATAACATACAAATAACTTAAACCGCACACGCGATAACGCACGCGCGAATAACAAACCACATAGACCACTAGACAAGACCCCAACGGAATGTTATAATAAAAAACACCACAACAAGGAGGAACCATGAAAAACACCGCATTACTCGGTATCATCAACACCAACCTCCAGGAGGAAACACAAATGGAACACGTCAGCATCGAAGCACAAAAAATCCTCAAACAACTTGAGGCCAAACTACTACGACAGCAACAAGCCGTCGTAAACACAACCGAACACATCAAGATAATTAACACACAACTTGACCTGTTCAAAAAATAAACAAAAAAGGGGCCCGGGAATCCCCGGGCCCCAAAGACTGAACACCAAAGGTGTCAGTCAGCACAGTTACATCAAGTAGAAACTGTGCTAGGCTCCTCCGGAGCCACCTCGACGA